GTCGGCGGCGCTCGGCTGCCGGGGCCCACCGGCGGACAGCGCGGCGGAGGTGAGCCGGTTGAACAGCCACGTCGGGGCGACCGCCGCCGCCTCGGTGAACAGCCCGCGCTCGGCGCCGATCGCGACCTTGCCGACCGACCGGCCGAGCTGCCGTTCGGCGTCCGCGACGAGCAGCGTCCCCGAGCTGGCGTAGGCCGTGTAGAGCGACGTCTCGATCTCGGCCACCGAGTCCTCGATGGCCTTGGCCACCACAGGGGTCTGCGTGGTCGCGAACTGCCGCAGCTCGGCCGCGACCTGCACCGGGTCACCCTCGCCGGACAGCGCCGCCGTCATCTCATCGAGCACCTTCTCCCGCACCGCGTCGAGCGACTTCGCGGTCTCGGAGTAGGCGGTCTCGTGGATGCCGTCCATCGCGGAGAAGTCGACGTGCAGCTCCCACGGGAACAACGGCCGGGACGCCCCGGGCGGGACCATCCCGAGCTGCTGCTCGACTGCGAGCGCCGCGAGGAAGACGGCGCGCGGGTCAGTGTGCTGCGGCAGCGATCGCACGGATGTAGCCCTGCACGCGGACGTCCAGCTCGTCCAGTGCCGCCGATGCGGCCTGCGCGAGTGCTGGCGGGGTGCGCACCCCGGCCTCCCGGGTGGCGCTCTCCTGCCGGGGCACCAGCGCTGGCACTGGTGCGGGCGCCTGTGGTGGCCCTCCTGCGGTCGGCGCGGGCTGGACCGGCGGCTGCTGCCCGAACGGGTTCGCGACGACGACAGGGGCAGGCTCCGGCGCGTTGTCCGCGTCGTCGGGCGGGAGCCCGTAGGAGAAGCGCACCCACTCGCGGGTCGGTGCTCCCGGCTTGATGAGCCCGCCGTCCACGAGTTGCTTCAGGTCGGCGGCGCTGATGAGCGCCTGCGACGCGAGCGACCCGGGCGTCACGGTCGGGTAGGCCTCGTCCGGGCCCCAGTTCAGCTCCACGAGGTCGCGGACGATGTGCTCCGTGGCTGTCGCGCCCACGGCGTCCGCGACGGCTTGCAGGCTGTCGGTGAAGGCGTCCACGAAGGTCTCACCGAGCGCGCGCGCTCCGTTGTCGTGGCCGAGGTTGAGGAACATCGCGAGCACCGACCGGCTGATCGACTGGTCGTTGTAGGCGAGCAGCGGCAGCGGGTCTGGTGTCTGACCCTCGACGCCCTTGAGGACCGGCGTCGCGCCCTTCGGGTAGACGAGCCCGGCGGTCGCCCCGGTGCGCCACTCCGCGACCGCTTTCTCGGCCTCGGCCTTCGTCACCACGGTCCCGTCGTACTCCATGCCGGGGATGCCCATGCCGTTGCGTTCGATGATCTGCGCGGCCAGGCGGAGGACGACATCGTTGACGCGCCAGTACTTGTAGGCGCTGCGCAGCATCGAGGTGCCGTACCAGTTGCCGCCCTCCTGCTCGTTGACGTACACCACGACCCGGTTGACGGGCATCTCCAGCTCGTAGCCGTGGCGGGCGTCCACGCCCAGCCCGGTCTGGCCGATCGCGCCGAGCGCAGTCACCGACGGGTCGATGCGCTGATACACGGCGACGAGCCCGCCGCCTTCATCGACCTCGATCTGGGTGATCGACGCCTGGCCCCGCTCGGACAGCTTGTGGAGGTTGACCCGGAAGCTGCTCCCGCCGGGCGCGCCTGCCGGGGCGGGGCCGGTCACGTAGGTCTGCTCGAACACGGAGAACCCGTAGGTCAGCTCGGACAGCGCGCGGGAGAGGTGCTGGCGCCAGACGACGGTCGACAGCCGCCGCCGGGGGAGCGCCTCGCCGGGCATCGGGAGCCCCAGGTTCTCGCGGACGAACGCGCTCACCTCCGGCCGCACGCCGTCGTCCTCCAGCGTCCAGGCTGCCTTGAGGATCGCGTTGCGGATGGCGCGCATGACCGCGCCGACCTGGCCGTCCGTGGTGACCATCTGCCGGAACACCGGCACCGACTCAGGGAACTCCAGCTCGGGGTTGGAGTCGGGGTCGGACGCTGCGAGGATCGCCCGGTTGGTGACCCGCGACCACGCCACCCGCACGTTGTCGGCGTGGCCGATCTCGGTGGTGAACCCGTAGGCGTCCGGGTTCTGGTCGGGGTTGCTCACCGGGGCAGTATCGGCCCGGGTGAGCTGCCGCCGTGGGAGGGCGTCAGCTCACGCCCGGCGCCTCCTCGGCCTCGCGGCGGCGGCGCAGCATCTCAGTGCGGGCCCGGCGCGCGCGCACCCGGCGCCCCGCCTCCTCCGCCGTCGCGGTGGGCGGCAGCTCCGCGAGCAGCCAGAGCCACTCCTCGTCGGTCCAGTCGTCCGGCCCCGGGGTGCTCACCGGCCGTACAGCTCCCGGTAGCGGCGCACGGCGTCCTGCGACGTCACGATGCGCGGGTCGGACAGCAGCGGATCGGCCGGGTCGACCACCTCGAAGCCGAGACCGCCGAACGGCAGCGCCACGAAGCGCGACACCACCGAGCAGTACAGGCAGATCGAGACGTCGCCCGGCTCCGGCTCACCCCGCGCGTTGTCCGGGTGCCCGGTGCGGTCCTCCTGCCCCATCCCGCACGCCGGGCAAGGAGCGACGACGGGCGCGCTCACCACCGGACCCCCGTCCCCTTGATCGTCCAGCCGACGCGGCGCAGCCACACCCAGACCTGGCCCTGGCGCTCCATGTCCGGGGTGCGCTCCGGCTCGGTCGCGTGGATGCGGGTGTTCACGACGTCCTCCAGCGCCGGGAGGAACAAGTCCCAGTCACCGGCCCGGATCGCCTCGGTGGCGGCGAACGAGGCGCTGCTCGCGCTGCTCATCCTCATGTGGTCAGCTCCTCCATCAGTCGGGTCAGGGACAGCAACCGCATCGTGTCGCGCTGCTGCGCAGTGAGCGCGCCCAGCCCCTTGACGAGGTACCCGGGCGGGTAGCGGTAGTTGGTGCGCTTGACCGCCCCGGTGCGGGTCAGGTAGCGCACCCGGAACGTTTCGCAGCGGTCGCACACCAGGATCGACTCGAAGCCGCCCACGACGGCCTTGGCCGTGTACGCCTTCCAGGCGTGGCCCCAGTCGCGGCAGTGCAGGTGGTCGTCGGTCATGGTCTGCACCAGCACCGGCGGTGGCGGCAGCGCCTTGGTCTTGGTCGGGCTCACGGGTTGCTCCTTCTCGGTGGGGTGTTGGGTCCTTGCTCCCGGGCTGTCGCGCCGTCCCACAAGACGGTGAGCCCGGTCACGATGCCGTCAGATTCGACCCGGTACGGCACGGCGATACACCCGTCGGCCACGACGCGGGCACCGGCCCGGGTGATCGACGGGTAGTCCTGGCCCGGTGTCTCGCCTGTGAGCAGCGCGAGCACCCGGCCGAGCGGGATGTCCATCCGCTCGGCGCGGGCCATCGCGTGCCGGGTCAGCGCGGCGCGGCGCGTCACGACGGGTCACCGAGCAGCAGCTCGCGGATCCGGGTGGCGACCTCGCCGTCCGACTCCCGGGCGTACTGGTTGGACAGCAGCAGCACCAGCGCGATGGCCTGGAGGCTGTCCGCGATCCGGCGGACGTCCGACGCCACGCTGTCCGTGTCGGTCACGCCTTCACCGGCGCCAGCTCGACCGCCTTGATGTTGTCGCCGGAGAGCCCGGTGTAGAGCACGTAGGCCTCATCGAAGTAGCCGCCCTGGGGGTTCCAGGCGGTCTGTCCGGCGGGCATGAGCAGGAGCAGCGTGTCGGCGCTCCCGGCTGCGGTGAGGATGTCGGCCAGCGTGACGTGACCGGCGGAGGAGGACCACGCCATGACGGCGGGCTCCGGGCGGAGGTCGATGCTGCGGATGGTGGGCATAGCGGGCTCCTTGCGGGTGGGTGGGGTGTGGGTCAGACGTAGAGCGCGGCGGCGAGCTGGTCGGCGACAGCGAACACGCTGCCTGTGATTCCGAGCGCGGCGGCGATGTCGGCCACCTGCTCGAACATCACGTCGAGGAAGGCGGCGTCGAGCGTGCCCTCCTTGGCGAGGTCAGCGATAGCAACGATCTTGCGGGCCTGGCGGATGCGGTCGGCCGGGATGGTCAGGGCGGCGGCGGCGGCGGCGGTGTTGGTCATAGTCCCACTGTAGCACGCCCTGTGCTGCTGTATGACCAGCACGATGTGTGCTCGGTCACACGTAGCGGCCGCGCTTCTTCACCGGCAGCGGCTCGGCAGCGTCCGCCGTCTCGTAGCCCGACGGGACAGCCCCGCGTCGAGGTAGGCCCGGATCGCGGCCACTTGCTCGGCGGTGAGCGACCGGAACGCCCAGCCGTGCATGACCCGCAGGCGGCGCAGCCGCTCGGCGTCAGAGATGCTCACCGCCGCTCCATCCGGGCCCAGCGCTCGACCCACTCGGCGTCGAAGCGGTCGCCGTACTGCGCCGCGTCGATCACGAACACCTGGTCGAGCAGCTTCGGCCCGTACACCAGCACCACGGGGCCGGGAGAGCCGAACGTGGTGCCGACGAGCGACTGCGCCCGGCCGTCAGGCAGGTGCCGGGTGTAGGCGACCTGCCCGGCGACGCCGACGGAGCGCTTCCACTCGGGCGTCACGCCTGCACCACCTGGGGGTCCTGGTTGATGTCGCGGTGGCGCAGGGCCCAGTCCTGAGCCTGGGCCAGGAAGTCGGCCAGCCTGTCCTCCTCGATGGTTTCTGTCTCGTCGCAAAGGGGGCAGGACATCTGTGCTGTGAACCTCATGGGGGGTCCTCCTTGGTGGGGTTGGTCACACCACATTAGCACACGGCGTGCTGGTGGGTGTGTTGTGCTGTGGGTCACAGCGCGCGACCGCTAGCCTGCTGCCATGACCGCCGCCCCCGCCGCCAGCCCCACCACCGACGAGAGTCCGCGCCCCGCACGGAGTCTCGCCTACCTCCCGCTAGGCGAGCTGACCCCTGACCCGCGCAACCCGAAGGACCACGACCACGGGCTCATCGACGCCTCGGTGGGCCGGTTCGGCTACATCGAGCCCATGGTGATCGATGAGCGCACCGGGCGACTGGTCGCGGGGCACGGCAGACGGACGACGCTGCTGGCCATGTACGACCGGGGGGAGCTGCCGCCGGACGGCGTGCACGCGGACGCTGACGGGCGCTGGCTGGTGCCGGTGGTGCGGGGCTGGAGCAGCCGCGCCGACACCGAGGCGGCGGCGGCGCTGATCGGGTTGAACCGCTCCACGGAGGTCGGCGGCTGGGTCGACGCCGAGCTGCTGGAGCTGCTGTCGGAGCTGACCTCGGATCCGCTCGCAGGGCTGGTCGGGGTGGGCTTCTCCGATGACGAGCTGGACGCCCTACGCCAGCGCCTAGACGACGAGGCGCTGGTTGACGGCTGGGACCCCGACAGCGACGCAGGCGACCCGGGAGACCTGAGCGTGGCCGTCCGGGGTGACGTCCGCGAGGTGGTGGTGGTGTTCCCGTCTGACCGGTACGCGGAGCTGTACGGCATCTTGTCGGCGCTGCCGTGGGTGAGCGACGTCCGCGACAAGAAGGTCATGTGAGCGGCGTCCTGTTCGCGATCGTCTCCGGCGGGCGTCCCGCGCTGGAGTCGCGCCCCACGGCCGGGCTGCTGCCGTCGCTGCTCGCCACCGGGTGCCCGGTGCAGTGGGTCGTCCGGGCCGACCAGGCCGCCGGGTACGAGACCACGCCGGGCGCTCCGATCAACGCCTACCCGGTGGAGTGGGCCGACCGGTATGCGCGGGCGCACTGGCGCCACCCCCGCTACCCGTTCACCCCCGGCGGGTTCCACGGCGCGTTCACCGGCCGGGAGTGGGCCATGCGGTCGGCGGAGGAGCAGGGCTTCGACGCGGTGGTGCAGCTCGATGACAACGTGCGGATCGTGGGGCCGATCAGCGCCAGCTCGACGTCGCGCTACCCGGGTGTCGACGCCGGGGAGATGACGCTCCTCGCTGCCGAGTTGTGCCTGTCGTCCACGGCCGTGACGGTGGGCTTCCAGATCGCGTCGATCAAGCCGTACCGCTACCACCGGCTGCTGCGCACCGGGTTCCCCTACTCGGTGTTCGCGGAGCGCTGCGGGGCTGCCCGGATGCCGTGGTTCGGGCCGTTCGAGGACGACATCATGCACAGCCTCGACTACGGCCTCAACGGCGGGCCGCGCCGCACCGCTGCCGTGATCGAGCCCTTCACCTACGCCAAGGAGTACGTGCGGGGCAAGGACACCGGGATGCGGGCGCACTACACCGGGGAGCGCGGGTTGGAGATCGCGCGGCGCTACCCCCGCAACGTGAAGCTCCGCGTGGGGAACCGGAACTCGGCACCGAAGGTGGCGTCGGGGCAGTCGATCCGGCACTACCTGACGAACCGGGGCTTCACGCCGGTGCTGGTGACGGACCGGGAGCGCTTCGAGGCGGCGACAGCGCGCGCGGCTGAGATCGTCGCGGAGGCTCGGGTGCTGTGGGACGCCACGCACCGCGCCAAGATCGAGCACCGCGCGGCGAAGGCAGCAGCGCGGGCGGATGCTCGCGCTGCTGCCGGGTCGCCCTAGTCGCTCACCTGCTGTCGGCCTCGCGGATGATCGCGAGCTGGTCCTCGGGCAGGGTCAGCTCCGCCGCCTCCACGAGCCCGCCGAGGTGGCGCGACAGGTTCGCGATCTCGGTGCGGACAGCCGGGCGCAGCTTCCCGGCCTGGGTTTCGAGGGAGTCGATCTCGGCCATCGTGGCGAGGATGAGGTCGGTCAGCGGGTGCCGGTTCTCGAACAGCGGCAGCGTCTCGATCGCCATCACGACTCGACCCGCAGCTCGTGGCGGGCGAGGGCGTCCGCGAGGAAGGCGGCGTCCTCCCAGCGCTCCCAGCCGGAGCGCGTGGTGATCCGCACGGTGGCCGTTTCCAGATCCGCGTCGTGGCGCAGGTAGCCATCGACGGGCATCCCGGCGAGCGGCTCGCGGGGCGGGCAGAAGTAGCGCAGCGTGCCGGTCTCGGTGCTCCCGTGCGGGTCGATGTAGGTGATCCGGGCGCGGTCGCGGACGGCGGTGACGAGCGGCGCCCAGCGGGCGACGTCGGCGGTGGTGGTCATGGGGGGTCCTTCCGGGGTGGTGGGGTGTGGGCTGCGCTTACCAGGCGCGGGGGTTGGTGGCGCACTCGACGTGCTCGGCGCCGAGGCGGTCCATCTCGGCCTGGTCCGGGCCGGTGGTCTGGAACTCTCCGCAGGAGCAGACGACCGACGCGTAGCGCGCGCGGTTGATGATGACGCTGGTGCGGGTGATGGTGTGGGCTGCGGTCTTGGTCATAACTCCACTATAGCACGCGGTGTGCTGCTGTGGAGAGGAGCCGGTGTGTGCTCGGTCACTCATCCCCGGCGTAGGGGCGGCGGCGGCGGTCAGCAGCGCGGCGGGCGATGTCCTCCGGGCTGCGGGGCTCCCAGGCGGACGGCTCGTAGACCTCCCGGTCTGGCTGCGGGTCGACGCGCTGCGCCGCGACGGCGAGGGCGCGGAGCACCGGGTCGGTCATCAGGAGCGCCCGGTGATGACGACGTCGATGCGGGGGACGCCGAGGCGGCGGGCGATGATCTGCTGGAACTGGACGCGCATCGTGTTGCCGTTGGTCGGCAGCTCGGCGGTCAGCTCCTCGGACAGGCTCTCGCCGTCTTGGAGGACGAGCCGGTAGGTGAAGGTCGCGGTGTCGGTCATGCTCCCACTGTAGCACGCGGCGTGCTGCTATCGGGGTGGGACCTCGGACACATGGGTCAGAAGTCCACCGGGGGCTGTACGTAGTCAAGGTCGGAGGGTAGGGGGCCGAACTGGATGTAGCGCTGGTCGTCAGAGTTGGCGGAGCGGAGCAGCTCGATCGCCTCCTCGCTGAGGATGAACCACTCACCGACCGCGCGGTGTGGACTGAAGATCCGGTGGAGCAGGCGCTCGGTGGTCAGGTCGCCGGTGACTGCGAACAGCGGTTCGCCCTCCGTTGACAGCTCTAGGTCGGCCGGGCGCAGCCGCACGCCTCCCGGTAGCGCGCGCAGCCGATCCCGGGGGCTGTCGCTGTAGCCGATCTTCACGTAGCGGCCGTACCGGATCGCGTACAGGTAGCTCACAGCTTGGTCCGCTGCTCGACGGTGCGGATGGGCTGCTCGACAGCCCAGCGGAGCGCCCGGACGATCCAGTCGTTGCGGGAGCGCTCGACCTTCTCGGCTCGGGAGTCGATCTGCTCTGCGAGGTCGTCGGGGAGCCGGACCTGGATCTGCTTCATAGGGCACGCTAGCACTCTGCTAGCTAGCGTGCTACCAGCGCAGCCCGGACGTCGCCGCCTCCCGCTCCCGGCCCCGGACCACCGCGTCCGGCCGGAGGTGGGCGGTCGCCATCGGGGCGCTGCTGTGACCGTTGCGGGCCACCCGGTCGTCTCCCGGCAGGATCAGCTCCATGAGCAGGTAGCGCAGCGCGTCGGCCATATGGTCGTCCTGCTTGGGCTTCTGGCTGATGTCCTCGGGCTCGATCGCGGAGCGCAGCAGCGCCGGGAGCGTCCGGATCAGGTTGTGGCAGTCGCGGGACACGATGAGCCGGGGGAACCCGTCAGGGCGGACGAGCAGCCCCTCATCGATGAGCGCCCACCCGGCCTTCCGGTCGTTGCGGGCGCGCACCAGCGAGGGGCCGAAGGTGTCCCAGTACGGGCGGGCGATGCTCCCGAGCGGGGGGATGTCGCCGGTCACCAGCGCCACCGGGTCGGAGGCGCCGTGCGCCCACGTCGACGGGTCGAGCGCCACCCGGATCGGTCGCGACGGGAGGCGCTCCCCCTCCTCCTCCGAAGCGATGATCAGCTCGCACTGCTGCCGGGGTGTCAGCCCGGTGCGGTACAGCTCCCGGTAGACGTAGATCAGGCCGTCGTTCAGGCGCACCCCCCACAGCGCGGTGAACGGCGCGGTGGAGCCGTAGTCGACGCCGACGGCGCGCGGGTAGCCGATGAGCGGGACGTTCAGCGTGGTGGGGTCGATGGTGTGGATGCCGTGGCGCCACTGCCCGAACCGGACGCCCTCAAGGATGTCCCAGTCACCGTCCCGCAGCGCGCGGCGGAGCTGCGGGTCGAGCCGGGTGAGGCGCCGCATGTAGGCGTCGATGTCGAGGTGCGGGTTGTCCGTCGCCTTGGCCGGGACGTAGGCGCGGGTGACGTCCTCGGGCTCGCCGTTGTCGTCCA